CCTGTTTTTATTAACTATTGTAAAGTTTACTGGAAACTTACGTTAGCTGAGTTAGTTGACAAGTCAACTTTAGCTAGATAGTCAGCAGCGTTACCCAAAGATGACGCTGTGTTGTTTAGCTCGACATAACCATAACGTGTCATGAACGAAACAACTGGCTCAAAGCTAGACGGATCAAGTACAACGCCTGAGCTCATTAGCGGGATGTATGGGCAATAGAATGCCGCTGCATCTGATTCGCTTGAACCTTTATATCCAATAAGGATATCAGAACTATCTGCTGCATATGTGTTAACATATACTTTCATTGCATTGTTCAAAGTACCAACCATCTTAGTGTTAGTTGGAGCTTCAAATGTGCCTTCAGTTGTTCTTGCGAACGCAGAAGTTGTAGCAGATTGTAGAATTGTTAGTGCAAAAGGACTAACAACAGCCCAGTTACCTGCGCCTCTACGTGTACGCTGAGCGATCTTGTTTGCTTCACGGTTGATTAGAACAGCTAAAGCAGCATGCTCGTCACCAACGAAAGTAGCAGTACCACTAACAGTTGCTTGGTTATAAGTAGAACCGGCTGTACCAGCAAGTGTACTTAGCGATGCTAGTACTTCCTGGTCGATCTCAGCAGTAATCTCTTGTGCAAGAGCTGCCATGATTTCCGCTTCAACATCAATACCATGCATTGATTGTGCGTCTTGAGCAGCTTCAAAAGTCCAACGAGCTGATAGCTTGCGTGATTTTGCTTCTACTGTTTGCTTCAAGATTTGGATGCTTAGTTTATTACCTGCTTCGCCTTCTAGTGCAGCAGTTGAAGCTGCTTTACCGGAAGTTGCGCCTGAATAAGATTCAGCAATCTTGAATGGCGATAGTGCTTCTTCGCCTGCTGTTGCGCCACTTGCGCCAGCATTAAACGTGTCCGAATAACGAACTCGTAGTGTGTGGATTTGTCCCACTGGGCCTGTCATAGGCTGAACACCAACTAACTCGTTAGCGATAACGGTTGGCATTACACGTCTGATGACCGGTAAAATAACTCTGTTAAGAGTTGCGACATTGCCAGCTGACGTTGCGCCTGCACCAGCAGATTCACTTAAATACTTGCGAGTATTTTCTAGTGTAGTTGCCATTACAGCTTTCTTGGTGCCTGTTAGGCCCTCAAGAAGTGCGTTTTTTGTATCAGACCAGCGGCTTTCTAGTAGTTCCGACATAGTTTTCTCCTTATTTTAAACCAGCTAAACGACGAATGTCAACGACATTATCATCTTGCATTGAACTAGTGTTTGTTTTTGTTGTAGTGTTGTCTCTGTTGCCTGTAATTTCTTTTGCCTCTGATAAGACTGCCTTCTTTGCCGGAGTATTTCCATCAATCACTGATGGGAGGTACTTATCAAAAGACTTTTGTAGTCTATCGGTTTGTACTGATTCCAGTAAATCTGTCATGATCTCTCTTTGCCCTTTATTCAAAGGCTCCATTAAATCATTAAGTCTGTTTTTGCGTTCAGCAATTGCTGTGATACGCTTTACTTCTTGGCCTTTAGATTCTGCTAGTGTTTTTGCTTTTAGTGCAAATGCCTTCGCTTCAACTAACTGTTTGTCTTTAGTAACAACAACTTGCATTAATTTTGCAGTTTCTGAATTTTCATTCAGATGGCTTGTTGCATACTCTGAAGCAAAAGCTTCAAACATTTTACGACCAAAATCGTTGCTACGTGCAGATTGAATATCTTCTTTTAATGCGCCAATCTCTTTAGTAAGAGTTGATTCAACAATAGATGATACTTTAGCTGCGCTCTTTGCAATAAAGCTCTGACGAACTTCTGCAAATTTATTCTTAGCTTCTTTGATAAGTTTTACCTTAGTTTCTGCTAAGTCTTTCTTGTCTTCGTGGAATTCTGCAATTTCAGTTGCAAGTGCATCTACGATGAAGTTCTCAAGCATACTGAACTTATCAGCAATTGCTTTTTGATCTTCATGCAATTCAGAAACTTCTTTTACTAGTGACTCAGATACAAAGCGTTTTAGTAGATCTGCATTTTCACGCATTGCTACTCCGTACTTTGCTTTTGCTTCAGCTAGCTGTTTGCGATCATCTGCAAACTCAGCAATTTCTTCTGCAAGGCGTTCTGAGATCATAGAGTCGATAGCTTCAACCATAGTTGACTTATCGTGCTCGTACTTTTTAGCAAATTCTTCACGTAACTCAGCAGTTGCCTGCATTTTGTTTTCCTGAATCTTTTGCTCCCATGCGCCTTCGATGTCTGCACGTACTTCTTCAGAAACTACATCGTTTTCAAAAAGTGTTTTAAGTGCTTCCAACATATTTTTTTCTCCTTTTATTGGAGTCTGCTGATTATATTAACCAGAGATTCTTTTAAGTATTTTTGTGCCTTAGGATCGTGCTTTGTTGCCTGTGCCAATTCATATGCCTTCATTCCTCCACGTGCATTCATTAAATGCTCGTAGATTGCAGTAGGATATGCTCCAGGGGCGCTAGGCTGTGCCACCACGTCCACTGTTATTATTTCAAAGTCGCTAACGTTGCCGCTACCGTCTTCACTAACGTTACCACTACCACGCGATGAAACTCCTAGTTTAACGCCGTTTTCCAACATTGTTTTAACTAGTTGCCCCATCGGAGTAGGTAGTATTTTTAATTTACCATAACCGTTATCACCTTCCATCCAAGTTTCGGATATCATGTGACTTACACGGTCTAAGTTTATATTAAGGCCTTCTGGATGATCAACTTCGCCAAGAACACTGTATCCACCCTCGATTTGCTCGCTGAGAGTTTTGACAGCCCTGCCAATTTCGTTTACAGGATACACACGCTGGTTAGCGTTGCGTACTCCGCCTTGTATCATGATACCTTTCATGTACAAGTCTTTTCCTTCGTTAGCAGACTCAACAACCATCTTAGCTTGGTCGAATGTCAAGTGTTCTTGAATTAAGTTCATTTAGTTTTCCTTAACCTTGCTTACTTAGCTCTAGTCGATACTTTGTTTAAAGTACTTCCTGCGGCTTTGTCAGCAGTTTCTTTGGAGCCTTTCTTTTCAGCTCCGTGTCCCGCTCCAGCACTCTTGTGTGCTTTTGCAGCCTTGCCACCAGGAACATTAAT